GAATTTGAATATAATTTCTCACAAAACCCATCTATTATATCAGGCTCAACAGATGGTTCAGTATATGACTTTACAACAGGTAGTTTCTTTCAACCATATGCTACTACAGTAGGTTTATATAATGAGGCCCAAGAATTATTAGCGGTAGGAAAATTATCACAACCCTACCCATTATCTCGTACAACAGATACGACATTCTATATTAACATAGACAGATAAAAATTATGAATTGGTATTATAAAGGCGAGGCAATGACCTCAGTAGAGGATTTCCCTCCTTCAACCTTTGGGTTTGTATATAGAGTAACCCATGAACCATCAGGTAAAATCTATATTGGTAAAAAAGTATTACAATTTACTCGTAAAGCTAAATTAACAAAAAGAGATTTAGCATTATATGAGGGTGAAAAGGGACGTAAACCAACCTTTAAAAAAGTAACTAAAGAATCAGATTGGAAAACCTATTATGGTTCACATAAAGAAATCTTAGCATTAATTAAAGATGGTAAACAAGAAGATTTTAAACGTGAAATTTTAACTTGCGTTACTACAAAAAAGTTATTAACTTACGAAGAAACAAAAGCATTATTTCTTTATGAAGTATTAACTAAACCAAATGAATATTTTAATGATAATATTCTTGGTAAGTTTTTTAGAAAAGATTTTGATTAAATAATTATTATGAAACGTATACTATTACTCCTTTTCCTTTTATTTAGTTTTACCCTTTTTGCTCAATCTGAAAAAGAACAAAAAATCCAAAAAAAAGTAGAAAGTAATCAATCTTCTACTTCATCAAGTAGTAGTAATAATTCAACTAATAATTCTTCTTCTAATTGGAACACTAATAATAATTGGAACAATAATAACCATTGGAATAATCGTCGTTACGATAACCGTTATTATGATCCATATTATAACCCATATTATTACCCAAATTCAAGATGGGGATGGAATAACCCAAGATCAAGAAGATATAGTACATCACGTTTATCAAATCAAACAATAAGAGCCCCACGTACTCCTTTAAAACTTGTATTAGGATTAGGAATCAGTTCTTCCATCATATCTAACCGTCCAGCAACTATTGGGGGGCGTTTTATTGCTGGTAATGAAAATTATTACGTATTTTTTGGGATTGAAAGGTCACAACCAAACCCTTACATATTTTATGATAATATTGATATGTGGGATGTTTTTGGTTGGGATGATTATGTTGAAGATTATTATTTTTCAAATAACACTTATTTTGGCATAGCAGTACATGCTGGGGATAATTTTTACCCACATTTATCTTTTGGTAATACAACCAGTACTAGATACTTATTATGTATGGATGAAACTTTAGTTTTGGCTCCCGATGGGAATTATACTATATTAGGTGAAACACAACTTACTAGTACTTTTGGTGTTGGTATAGATTATAGATATAATCATTTATTATTTTCCTCTACTCTCGGACTTACAGGTCCTAATCGTTTAAGTTTAGGTATTAATTTTACACTATAGTAATTAGGCTATTTAAAATAAGTTTTATACATTTACCCTTATATGGTAAATCATTTATTAGTAAACATAGTTAACTCCGTTTTAGGAGCAGGTAAACCTACAGCTAGAGGTAATCAAGCGTACCACTGTCCGTTTTGCCATCACTCTAAACCAAAATTAGAGGTTAACTTTACTGATGGTCAAAAAAATCCTTGGCATTGTTGGGTTTGTAATAAAAAAGGTACAAATCTAGTTACTTTATTAAAACAAGCCAAAGCCCCAGAAGATAAAATTACTGAAATTAAAAAGCATGTCTCTTATAAAGATTATAGAGATAATACTAAAAAAATAGAAGCAATTAATCTACCTAAAGAATTCAAACCTTTTGTAGATATATCTAAAGGCGATATGACTGGTAGACAAGCATTAGCTTATTTAAAACGTCGTAATGTAACTAAAGCGGATATACTGCGTTACAATATTGGTTATTGTGATGGTGGTGTCTATGATAAAATGATTATTATACCCTCGTATTCTCATGAAGGTTCCCTAAATTATTTTGTGGCTCGCAATTTTAATGAGCATAGCCCTGTTAAATATAAAAACCCACCAATGAGTAAAGATACAGTTCCATTTGAATTGTTTATAAATTGGTCATCTCCACTAGTATTAGTTGAAGGTATGTTTGATGCTTTAGCAATAAAACGAAATGCTATACCATTATTAGGTAAGCATATCCAAAGAGAATTAATGAAAAAAATTGTTACCTCACAGGTGCAAAAAATATATATAGCTTTAGATAAGGACGCGCAACAAGATGCCGTTAAGTTTTGTGAACAGTTAATGAATGAAGGTAAGGAAATATATTTAGTAGATTTAGAAGATAAAGATCCATCGGAAATGGGCTTTAAAGCTATTACTAACCTAATTCAAAAAACAACTCCATTAAGTCAATATGATTTAATGGCTAAAAAATTACAATTTGTATGAGTAAGAAAATTTTAAAGAATTCTTACAAGCGTATTTTGGAAGTATCAGATGATGCTAAACAAATTACTATGCCCGATTCTCGTTATTACCAACGTAATGGCGAATTTTATCCATCTATTACCTATGTTTTAGGTGCTTATCCTAAAGGTAAGTTCTTTGAAGATTGGTTGAAAAAAGTAGGGTATGCCTCCGAGCATATTGTACGTAAAGCATCTGAACAAGGTACTGAAACCCATGAAATGATTGAGGATTACCTTAATGGTAAGGAATTAAATTTTTTATCTAAATCAGGTCACCCTCAATACGATACACTCGTTTGGCAAATGTTCCTAAGATTTGTTGATTTTTGGGAAGAATACGAACCAGAACTAATTGAAACTGAAGTCCATTTATTTTCAGATGAAATGAAAGTAGCAGGTACTTGTGATATGGTTTGTAAGATTGATGGTAAAATTTGGATTATCGATTTTAAAACATCTAACCACCTCCAAACGACCTATGATTTACAAACTGCTGTTTATGGTAAATGTTATGAAGAATGCTTTGGTATCACTCCAGACCACTATGGTGTTTTATGGTTAAAATCATCTAAGCGTGGTCCTAAAGAAGGTAAAATCCAAGGTAAAGGCTGGGAAATGTATGAATCAAATCGTAGCCAAGAAGAAAATCTTGAAATTTTCAAAACAGTTAAAACGTTGTTTGATTTAGAAAACCCAACCCATAAACCAGCATTTACGAAATTTAGAACATCTGCGCGCCGAATACTTGGAGATTAGAGAAATCTTTCGTATATTTATGGTAAACGCGCGTTTATGATTTCATTAGTACAACTCTTAAATGAAGTAGAGGGGAAACCCAAAGCTATCATATTAGCTGGTGCCCCTGGTGCTGGAAAAGGTACTATCTTAAAAGGGTTAGATTTAGGTGGTTTAAAAATTATGAATATAGATAATATATTCATTGATAAACTTAAACAAGCTAATGTTACCTTAGATTTAAAAAATGCCACACCTGATGAAAGAAGCAAGCAATCTAAAGCAATGGCTGCTGCTAATAAAGAATTTAAGGGTGAATTACAAGGTGTAATAGATGGTAAACAATCTTTTATTTTAGATGGTACAGCAGCTTCATATAAAAAAACTGAAGAATTAAAACAACAATTAGAAGAAGCAGGGTATAATGTATTTATGCTCTATGTTTATACTGATTTAGAACGTTCACTCAAACAAAATCAAGATAGATTTGAAAAATCAGATGGTGAAGATAGAAGTTTAGCTCCTGCTATTGTATTACGTACCTGGAAAGGAGTAACAGATAACTTAAAACCCTATGCTGAACTATTTGGTGATAATTTTACAGCAGTAGCTAACACATTAGAGGGTAATAAGATAGAGGATATTGAAGATATTCTTAAAACATATTTAGAACCTTTTGCCCCTAAAAATACTAAACCAAAAACACCATCCCAACAAGAAAAATCTGATAAACAAAAAGCTGAATTAAATATTGAAATTCAAGCTATGTTAAATGATGATTTTTTAAAAAGTATACTTGCCTACACTGTATCTAAAGATGAGGCTCAAAGTAAACTACAGAATTTCTTACGTTCATGAACGAATTAACAAAATATTTAGTAGATGGTATCCTTAATGAGGATAAACAAGAAGTAATAGGTATCTATGCTGGTGGTTTTAAACCACCTACAGCTGGTCATTTTCAAGTAGTAGAAGAAGCATTAAAACAATACCCAGAGATAGATAAACTAATAGTATTAGTAGGTAGTGGTGTTAGAGATGGTATTGAACAAGCTGAATCAATTTTAGTATGGGAAATTTATCAAAATTATCTACCTATGAAGGTAGAAATTCAACCTGCTACTAAACCTCCAATTGGAGCCGTTTATAGTTTTGCAGGAAATAATCCAGATGATACTATATATTGGATTTTAGGTGCTAGAGATGGTAAAGATGAGGATTTATCTGATATAGTTAAACGCACAGCTGCTATTGATAAATCT